ATGAGGCGCGCCGAGATGCTGTTGCTGAAGAGCCTGGCTGAGACACTGATGGCCGACCGGGACAACCGCCACGACGACTTGCAGGCGACCATGCGGCTGGCGCACCTGAGTTCGCCGGAGATGATCCTGTACATGGTCAACCGGGTGCTCGAGCTCGAAGAGAGCATCGAGCGGATCGCCGCGGTTCTCCAGAAACTCTCTGCGGACGAGCCGATGCCCCTAGAGGAAACGCCGCCCGAACCAGCCTTCGAACCGGCCCTGCAGTCCCGCGCCACCGAGACCGCGGAAACCTAGCGGCGGGCAGGCCGCTACACCAGCACCTGGCGAGTGCTGGCGATCAGCGCATGCACCTGTCGCTCCACCTGCTCCGCCACCGGCACTTCGGGCCCCCGCCCCTCCGGGCAGGGCAGGTTCGGCGTGGTGCCGAACAGCCGGCAGATCAGCGGACGTTCCTCATAGGCCTCGCAGCCGTTCGGTCCGAGATGGACGCAGTTCCACTCGGCCAGGGCGGCGTCGTGTTCGGCCTCGCTCTTCACCGGCAGGCGGGCCATCTCTTCCGACGAGGCGGTAACCGGCCCGCAGCAATCGTGGCAGCCGGGCTTGCAGGCGAAGCCCGGTATCTGCAGGCGTAATTGGTCTATCTGGCGACCGATGCAACTCATGGGAAATCTCCTCGGCGGGGGAAGGATTGTACAGCGCGGACCGGAGCATTCCGAAAGTACCGGTAAGGATGCTCACCAGCGAGCCGAATCGACCTGTTCAACCTGCGCTCTCTCCGTTCCCGGCCAGGGAAACAGCCCGGCTCCCTGTCCGCCCGCCCGTCCACGGCTATCTGCCGTCACGCCGCTCCCGAGCGCGGTAGCCCCGAGACCGCACAGGGGCGGAACGACGTGGCATAATCCGGCGATCACCTTTCGGCGACCTATCGGCAGGGCCCGGGAAGACCCGGGCCTCGGGAGAAGCAATGACCTACGTTCTCTACGGCATCAAAGCCTGGGACGCACGATAGAATTTGTTTTTTCCTATATGCATCAAGTAGTTATGACGAAAAATTCCATCAAAAATCAATTCGTTTGAGAACATCCGCAATCCAACAGAATCAAATGCTTACGGTAGCGTTTTGGAGGAAAAAAAGACCAAATCAGCGCTCTGCCTCGTAGACCGCCACGCCCTTCCCAACCTGAATCCACTTATCCTCCGGATCACCCGGCCGACAGATGGCCACCTCTACCTCGGCGCCCTTCCCTTCTGTCGGCTCAGCCGGACGGATACCTGGCCTTAATCTCCGGCTGCCCAAGTACAAAAAGGCCCGCGCGATGCGGGCCGATCATTCCGTCTCGGAGAGCGAGTCAGGCGGAGCCGGCATCGACAATCGGACATCGATCCAACTGTTGAGCGGGACATCCAGTGGGGCGCCCTTCCCGAGCACCATTTCGCCGTCGTCACTGAGTGTCCAGCGCTGTTTGAAGAGCCGGATGGTGACCGTCCCATTCTCAGCCTGTTCGCTATCGGTGATGCCGAGCGGGCGACCGCCGTCGGGAGACGCAGGATCGATCACGCGCCAGCCATCGTTCGCAAGGCCCAGGCAGCCAGATATCTGGTAGACGCCGACATCGAGGCGTTGGACGGTAACGCCGAGGGCCTCTGCATTAGCTACACCCCACGCACCAGCAGGCTCGAAATCCAGTTCATTGAGATCGGGTCTCAGGCTCGCAGCAACGTTGGCGATACGCACGACCGGCGATGCCGCACGAAGCGTCCCGTCGGTTGCTCTCGTCGTGTTTCCCGAGTGATAAAACAGGACCCACGGCCCAGGATTGCCCCCTCCGTCGAAATGTCGGCAGCCAACCCAGGGATTCGTCGTGCTGGGCCGTGGCGTGATCGCGATCTGCTGTACGTAGTTGCCGCCGAGCGTATTCACGAGCAACGAGCCCGCTGAGTCGCCGTACGGCGCACCGGAGGCGCCGACGGGATAGCGATAGAAACCCGGCCGGAAAGTCGAGTCGGGAGCGCCGGAAGGACCGCCGCTCGGGCTACCCAGCCCGAAGGCACCGACGGTCATCACGTTCCCATCAGCGGTACCGACATTAGCCATCGCGGCAGTTCCTAACTCAAGATTCGATCGCGCGCCTGCAGCAGTAGTCGCACCTGTCCCCCCGTTTGAAATTGGGCGAACTCCATTGACCCCATCACGCCCATAAATTTCTGTGAAGTTCTCGTTACACTTTCCGAAGGCGGTCTTCGCTGGGTCACCTATATAGCTACCATTATTAGTTGTCGTATCGATAATTTTCTGAGCCATGAATTACTCCTAGTTCCGTATCACGCAATCACAATTAAAGGCCAATTGAACGGACGATTCGTTTCGTCTGGCACAAGAGCAGACGCGAAAATAGTGGTTCTAGAACTATAGAGAAATCCGACCCGAGGGGGCTCAAGAGTAAACCATGGCTTTAGGTTGAAATGGCTCACCATATAGTACGTCGATGCTTCATAGGGATATGGCATCGCCCATGTTTGTAGCCGCATCCCCCCAGGCCAATTCGGGTTGAATGCATACTTGCTCCACGTTTGCGCCCCACCTACGAAGCGAACGATCTCACGATTGCTATCGAACATCACACGTGACTGACCATCGAATACTTGAAGTCCCCAACCACCGGTACGAGGAAGCATCACGGCGGCCGCCTTCCACTGCCCTCCATATACCGGCGGTTCAGTGTCCCGGAAAATAGACTGATAAAACGCGAAGCCAGTCCACGCTCCGGGCCCTCCCAGATGACGGAACTGATATATCTGGTGAGGCCCGTTCGGCCTAACATACACATACGGCTCATAGGGCGAATTTATGGGGTTCGAATAGCTGATAACAAGTTCCGTTGCTCCCTGCACCCCATAAGTCCCCGACTCCACAATATGCATACATGGATTTACATCGTCGATGATTGTCTGCCCGCTATTACCGCGAATGAGAGCTCCGTAACTCATGAGAACATTACCGCATGCAGAACATAGGTTGTATTCGAAGAACCGCTCATTTCAAACATGATGACGTTACCAGCGATGCGGTACGGCGGGACAAATCCGGATGGATTTCCGTTAGCAATGAAGAACACTACGCCGCGAGCGGGATCAAACCCTGGAACAGTTACTGACATTCCAGTTGTGATCGCTCCGATGGATTGCCGATAGATAGTTCGCGCCGACTGTCCGGTGAGATCCATGATGATCCCACCGGCGGCGTTTAGAATCCGGAGACCGTAGGTCATGCGTCGAGATTCCCGATCTGTACCCGCAACACGAGGTTCGCGTCGTAGACCTTGACGGCCTCCGCCGTCTGCCTCATGAAGCCCCCGGATGTCGCGCTGTTCATCGTCAAACTCCCTGCTTTATCAAGCTTCCACAGCGGCTCGCCGTTGGCACCGAGTGCGGTCGACTGAATCACGTTGCCGATCATCGCGTTGGTGATCCAGCCAGTTCCTATCAGCGCCTGACTGATGAAGGTCTGCCCGTTCTGTATCACAAACGGAGCAGTCAACTGTCCGTTGGCGGTATTCACGACTGCAAAGCGATTCACATCAACAAGGAACTGCGACTGGAAGACACCAGCCTCGTTTTCGATACCCAAGCCGATGCCAGCCGCAACGTACTGACCGCCTGCCGTGACCTGCATCTTCACCGCCCACATCGCTGACAGTTGGCCATCGGTGCTGGTTTGCGCTTGGCTGACCTGTTGGATGGCAGCAGTGTTGCTTCCGACAGTAGCGCTGAGCGCCTGGATATTCGAAGCCAGGGCGTTATCGGCGGAGGCGCGCGCCTGTTGTTCCGTAACGATGGCTGCTGCGTTTGCGTCAACCGAAACCTTCACAGAGTCCACGCGAATTGCGGTTGCAAGGTCGGCGTCGGCCGAGACCGACTGAACCGTTACTGTTCCCGCATAGACATTGCTATCTCCGGCGCCCCAGTCCGTATCTCCGGCAGCATCGGGTGTCACCTGGGCGACCAGGCCGTTAATGCTCTCTGCCTGCGCAGTAAGCTTGCCGTCGATCACACCGATGTTGGTGGTGTTCTGTTCGACCCGAGCAGCCAGAGCGCCCACCTCTGCCGAGATCTGGCCGATGTCAGTCCAGTATGCTTCGCTCGGCGGTGCGATGTTGCCAGAGGTATTGCTGCTCCACTGGTAGAGGCGACCATTGTGATAGACAACATCCCCTTTCGAGTAGATTTTTGCCGGGTCATACGCGGTCGAGTTGTTGAGCAGATCGGTAACCTTCTCGCTCAAATCATCGATCTCGCCGATTTTGTCCTTCAGCCCTTGGTTCAGCGCACTTTCGCTGATGCGATCAGAAAAATACCGGTCGTATTCCGTCTGGTCGCTGCTTGATTGGCCATTGGTCCCAGCGCCAGCCGGATACCACGCCCCTATGTTGCCAGTGCGATCTATCAAGCGTGCCCAGAAGAAGAACGACACACCAGCCGCCAGCCCCTGCATTTCATGGGCCGCCTGTGGGAAAGCGAAGTCGCCAAGTTTCTTCGCCTGCTCTCGATCAGTGGTGGTGCCGTACCATATTTCCGTGCGCTGGGTATCCTCGGCGCCAGCAGGGAAGCCCCACTCCAGACCGATGCCGAACACCCGCGATTGCGTGCGGAGATAGGCAACCGCCGGCGGCGCGCCGGTCTTACCGCTGAGCTGGGTCAGGATCGAACTCTTCCAGACCGACGTGATGTCGAAGGCCGACACCGCGCGCACCCGCGCCAGATAGCCACCTGCGTAGATGCCGGTCACATCGACGCTGGTGGTGCCGGCACGCGGCAGGCGGATCCAGTTGCCGCTGTCCTTCTTCCATTCCACGTCGTAGGCGACGGCGCCCTCCACTGCCGGCCAGGTGATCGTCATGGTGCTCACCGCCAGCCCCTGGTCGATTGTCCAGCGCGACGAGAGCGCGACGCTGGCCGGTGGCTGCACGGTGGTGACCGGGATGATGCTGATCGGGCGCTCCTCCAGCCGTGCGCCGGTATCGATGTGGTCGAACTTGCTCGGCTCGTACTGCAGGCCGTTAATGGTCCACTGGCCGTTGTCGTCACGCTTCGTGCTCATCACCCGATAGAGCTGGACAGCCAGGTCATCGGCGTCGAGCGCCCAGCACAGTTCCGGCTCCGGCGTCTCCGAGTAAGCCGAGGTGACGGTGACGGCCTTGCCGTTGACCGACTGCACCGTCCGGCCCTCGGCGCGCCCGCTCGGCAGGTTGATGATCAGGCGATCACCGGCCTTGGCTTGAGTGACGCGATCGAGCGTTACCACGCGGCCAGCAACAGCCGAGATCCGGCCGCCAATCTCACGGCCGGCCAGCAGAGAGTCAGCCACCGGGATGATGTAGCCCGGCAGCGGAATCCGGCCTTCCATACCGGTGGCGAAGGTGATGGTGCGGTCCTGCACGCTGGTCAGCACCGCCCACTTTCCGCGCCGCTGCGCCTCGCTCTCTCGCGTACAGCCGATGGCAGACAGCTCCACCGGGTTGTCGCCATAGCGACGCAGCAACGGCGCGTCGGAATAGCCCGTCACGTCGGTGTCGTAGTTGTTCGCCGGGTTGTCGTAGCTGACCAGGGCGCGGCTGTATCTGGTGCGAGCCGAGGCGGCGCCGTAGGTCATCTTCCCGTCAATCACATTCGCCCGGGTGAACACGTAGTCGAAGTCGGCAGTGCGCGGCATGTCGGCCTGCGACACAAGCTGGCCCTGCGCCCAATAGCTCATCCCCCGATAGATCGCCGCGATATCCCGCAGCAGCGTCCATGCCTGGGAGCGCGACTGCAGGTTCAGATCGCACAGAAAGCGCGGCTCCTGGCCGCCCTTCCCGTCTGGCACCAATTGGTCGCAATACTGGGCGATCTTGTAGAGCTCCCACTTGTCCACCATCCAGGGCTTGATCCGCTTGCCCAGGCCGAAGCGCGCGTTGGTGCTGATGTCGTAGGTGATCCACGCAGGATTGTTGGTCCAGGCGCTCTTGAAACTGCCATCCCAGACGCCGGTGTACGTGCGCAGCTCCGGGTCGTAGGTGGTCGGCACTTGGACCTTGCGGGCCTTGCACTCGACGGTGACGGCCGGAATGTTGCTGAACTGCTCTGCGCTGAACTCGATGTAGAGCAGAGCTGTGTTTGGGTAGCGCAGCTTCGCGTCGATCACCTCAGTCAGACCTGCGATCAGCATGGTGTCGGCGATCAGGCTGCTGTTCTGGTTCGGCGTGATCCGGCGCACGCGCACCTGCCAGCCAGTGGTCGCCGCCGGCAGGTCGATGCGCTGGCTCCGCTCATAGCGGCTGGTGGTCTTGCCGTCAACAGCATCCAGCAGCACCTGCTGGTAGGCGCCGCCGTCGGTGCTGACGTCTACGGCATACTCGATCCGGTAGCCCGTCACGTCCCCGCTGCTCTCCTGCTTCTGCAGGGCCGGCCAGGCGAAGCGCAGGCGCACGGCGGACAACTGGGCGTTGGTCACCGAACGCACCCACGGAGTGTCGCTGCGCAGCTCCACGTTCACCGTGGTCTCGTTCTCCACCGAGGGGATGCCGGGGATGTAGTCCTGATCGACACTGCCGCTGCGCCATTCCCACTTCACGTTGGGGAAGTTGACGTTGCCGCTGGCGTCCATCAGCGGGGTGTTGTCCAGGTAGATGTCCTGGTCGCTCGGCCCCTCGGCGAACTCGCCCTCGCCCACCGCCAGCAGAAGCTTGGCGGTGGCCACCGACTGCAGGCTGTCGCGCGCGATCGACGGTTGCTTGGGCTTGCTGCTGCCGCCCTTGCGGCCAGTGAGGTGCTGCTGAACATCGGCGCCCATGCGTTTCTCCAAGCATAAAAAAACCGCCTCTTGGCGGTTGGTGTTGAACGGTCCGGTCAGATCTTGTCTTCGGCATAGATCGAGGCGCTGATGATCGCGCCACCCCAGCGCCTGTACCCATAGCAGAGCGGCACAGGGTTACCGCTGGCGGTGGTGTTCTTCGCACTGCCGAAGGCGTAGCTGGGCAGGTTTTCCGGGGCGGCTGATTGGCTCAGGCCCTTGGCTTGGGGGCTGAGCATCTGAGCAACACCGCCCAACGTCAGCGCCGCGCCGATCTGAAAGGTAGTGGGTCCAGTCCAGATACTGGCAACCATTAGCGCCACACCGACGATTGTCTGCAGCAGCCCTGCGCGCTTGCTGCCTGCGATCACCGGGACAATGCGAATCTCCCGCGCTCCGCTCCCAGCAAAAGCATCCTCGCCCACATTCTTCCGATTACGGAAAATCGCGAACCGCATCCCCAAGGCCCGAAGCCTGGCGATCGCTTCCTTAAAGCCAGGCAGGGTATTTCGAAGAGCGCTGAACGCCTCATGCACCGACCCGGTGTCGAGAAATCGCGTGTGCTCGCGGCCAAATTCCCGAATCAGAGGGCCGGATAGCTTGATGACCGTAGGAGTAGAACCGAGCATTTCACATCTCCATAAACTACAAGGCCGCCCGGAGGCGGCCTATCTACTTCAGAAGGAACTGGGCGCGATCTGGAATCCGCCCATATCACCTGAAACCCTATAGCGCCTGTTTTGCCCAGGCTTGAGGTTGGCGGGCACTTCGCGCATGGCATTGCCGCCTATAGCGCACAGGCCATTACCATGTGGGTCATCGCCCATACCAACTAGGTGCTCGCCGGAAGGCACCGAAAGCCTTACCGTTTCACCACTTCCAATACGAGCCGCCAACTGCCCATCCCAGAAGATACCGAGATAGCAGCCAGAACCAAGAGCGCCACTATCACGAGTGATCTGCACGCTGGAATCACCGGACCCGTTGTAAGAGACACGTGAAGCCGGAACTCGCTCGGCGTTCTCGGCTGAAGTCTGGTTTGTGGAACACCCCACCAGCGCCATCAACATGGCCAGCCCAATCAACTTCTTCATGGCTTCATCCCCTGAGATCTATTCCGTTTATTCGCCGCGTCGACGACCTTCTGAATTCGGCGCTGCCGGCGACCTTCGCTGTTCTTGTACATGTACCCGGCCACAAAGATTGCCGTGATCAGCCCTACCACCGCCAGCCAAATACCGTACGCCAACACACCCGCAAACAGCACCGCAAGCGTCCATGGCGCAATCAATACAACGATCACCGCAAGCAAAATCACTATGAGCTTTTGCACTTTGCCAGCCCTGCCAGCACTTCCAAACGCCGGAGCGTAGCACAGGCTATGCCCTGGCTTGACGGTGCCGCAGCACCAGCCGCGCCCGCTCAGCCCAGTTCCCGCCGTAGACGATGATCTCGCTTGGCTTGCCGTAGAGGTGGTGCAGCAGGAATGGCCCGGCGCCGAAGACCTTGCTGTCCTCCCCGGGCAGAGCCGCGTCGGTACCGAGGTAGATGCCGGCGTGATTCGGGTGCTGCGTGCGCCCGACCTCGAAGACGATCATGTCGCCGCGCCGCGGCTGGTCGACCGGGCAGAACCCGGCCGCCTGGAAGTGCTGCTCATACAGGCTCGGCCCATCGGACTGCTCCCACCAGCCGTCCTCGCGCGCGAAGCGCTCGAACTCCAGGCCCCACTCGCGCTGGTACCAGTCGGCGCAGACCTGCCAGCAGTCCCAGGCGCCATGAACGAACGGCCTTCCCAGCAGCGGGATGTTGCTCTGCGGCGCGATGGTGCGCAGGTCGCCCTCCGGCCAACTGAGGATGTGCCAGGGCAGGCCCGACGCCTCGCACATGGCGAGGTCGTGCGGTGACGGCCTGCTGGTGGCGTCCGGATGGCTGTGCACGATGGCCACCACCTCGCCCAGGTCTTCCGCCGCAGCGTAGTCCTCCGGGTGCAGGCGGAACTCTTCCCGCGGCTGGCTGGCCGTATTTCGGCAACGGACGTACTGCTGCCGCAGGCCGGCGCCAACCACCAAGCCACAGGCCTCGCGCGGGTACTCCTCGGCCGCATGCGCCTGAATGGCGCTCAGGATCTGCTTACGCATGGTCAGCTCCGGGCAATCAGGGACACGGCCGGGAAACCGCCGAAGGGCAACTGATTGCCCTGCCCCCAACGTTTATTGCAGGACCGATAGAGGCCGGCACACTGGTCCTTCGCAGGGTCGTCGGTCGGGTTGTCGTCGATGTCGAAATAAGGGCCGGTGTAGCCGCAGTCGGGGCCACGATAGCCGCCGGTCATGCACCAGTGGCAGAGCGTGGTCATCTGCCGCCCGATCGCTTCGTTGCCAACATCGCCAGGGCTGGCCAGTTCCCACTCGACCACCTGGTTGTCCTCGCCGGTCTTCTGGTCGATGTACCAGATGCTGATCGACTCTTGCGTGGGGTCCGCATCCGGGTTGCCGTCGGGGAAGTTCTCCGCGTCCAGGAACTCAGCCAGCGTCTCGCGGATAGTCAGCTGGAAGTTGGCCAAGTCATCGAAGGCCAGGCAAAGCGCCGTCAGGCGCCCGCTGACGTTCCCCGCTGAGAACTTCGGGCGAACCGCGGTGCCGTCCCCGTTCGCCTCGATGCCGCTGATCTGTACTGGCCAGGCTGAGTACTCCTGACCCTGCCACCAGATCGACTTCGCGGGCAACTGATCCGCGTTGGCGCCGGCGGCGGCCAGCTCCTGCGGGGTGTGCGGAATGGCATGACCGTGGAAGCGCAGCACGTCAGCGCCGAACTCGCTGCCGTCCAGCTCGAACAGCATGATCTCGGAGCCTGGCTCCAGCTTCTGGATCTGCAGAATGAGGTTCATGGGTGAAACGCCTGATCGAAGGTGAGCGACAGAACTTCAATCGAACCGGGGCGACGCTGCTTGCGGTAGGCCTTGCACTTGTAAAGGCCCAGGTCACCGCCGGGCGGAGTCCAGAGGAACGACCGATAGCCCTTGTGCCGACGGATGAAGTCGAGGATAGGGCCAACCTCATCCGGAAGGCCGCCGAAGGTCAGCGACCAACTCTGGCTTTCGCCGTTGAGTCCGTCGCCCGACTCCTGGGCATACCCATCGCCGAACTGCGACGTGCGAGTGCGCAGGGTGCCGTCGACATCAGCCCCGTCATCGGGCACCCAGGTAAATGTCTCGATTGCCATCAGCCCCTCCCGACCGCGTTGCGGTAGCTGACGCCGCCAGGGCGCCACGAATCAGCGACGGCGCGCTCTGCCGCTGCCTTCATCTGCAGCTGCATGTTCTGCTGCAGCGCCTCCTGGTCCAGTTCCATACCTTCCGAACTGCGGTCTTCAACAGTGACCGCGACAGGCGCATTCACCTGCAGAGCGGTACCACCGCCGCCACCCACCGAGCGAACGCCCAGCGAGCCATCAGCGCCGCGAGCCAGCGGCAGGATCGCCTCCGGCCCAGCCTCGCCCATGACTCCTGTGCGGCCGCCCGCCATGCCGAACGCGGTCGGCCGGCTGACGATGGAGTTGGTGAAGGCCGCGCCGTTGGCGAAGAACTGCACGCCATTGGCCCAGGCGCCGCCGTCTGCCTGGGCGGCGGCCCAGTTCGCGTAAGCGTTGCCGGTGTAGCCGGAAGCCGAGGCGCCGGCCGTGGCAGAGCCCCCCATCCATCCGCTGAAAGCCGAGACACCCGCGCCCAGTACACCACTGAGAAGCCCCGTCGCCGCCTGCTGACTGGCAATCCGCGCCATGTCGTTGATCACGCTACTGGCGAAGTCGCGGAACTTGAATTTGCCGGTGGTGGCGAAGTCGGCCAGGGCGTTGCTAGCGGTGTTGAAGCCAGTGGTGAGCATGTCATCGGTGGCCGATGCGACGTCCGCCGCGTCGGCCTGGATGTTCTGCCACGCCCGGCGTGCGCCGTTGCGGTAGTCCCGCTGAGCATCGAGCCGCGCGCCATAACCGTCGACCTCCATCTGCAACTCGCGCGCCTGGAAGTCCGCCAGATCCGCCAGCCGCTGCTCGTAGGCCGCCGGGCCAAGGCGCCGGCTGGCGTCCTCCTGCTGCGCCTCCAACTCGCGCCGAAGGTCGGCGTACTTCTTCCGCACGGCGTCTAGCCGCTGCGCCTGGTCGCGCTCATCGTCTCCGAGGCCGATGCCGGCCACGTCAGAGTTGATCGCATCCTGGCGCGCCTGCAGCACCACCTCCATCGCCTTTCGATAGGCATCGGCACTGTTGCGCCGCTGCTCCGCCAGCTTCTGTTCCTGCTGGATGCGCTTCTGGATCGAGCCGTCGGCATAGGCCTCGTTCAGGTTCTTGATGCCGAGCTCCATCTCGGCGCTGGTGATCTTGCCGGCGGCCTGCGCCTTGCGCAGCTTCTCCACGCCCTCGGCCAGGTCCTCCAGGCGCTTCTTCTCCGGCAGCGCCTTGTCGATCAGCGCATCCAGAGCCTTGACCTCATCCTGCAGCGACTTCGTGTGCGATTTCTGGGACTCGGTAGCCTTTTTGTTGGCCTCCGCCTGGGCCTTCTTCGCGTAGGCAGCAGAGAGGATTGCAACCTTGTCGGCTTCCGTCGCCTCCTCGTGATCGCGAACCCAGCGCTCTGCTTCCTTGACCGCATCGTTGTTGTCCTGAAGAGCGCCCAACTGCTTCTGCAGCATCTCCAGGTAGGTCTGCCCGGCGCTGCTCATGCCGGTTTTCGCAGCATTGTTGGCGTTGGTCGAGGCGGTATTCTCGTCCATGGCGCCCGTCAGAGTCCGCACCCGCTCGACAACCGCTGACAGCACGTCGTCAGCCTTGCTGACAGCACTCGACTGCCTCAACCATCCGTTGACGGTTTCTTCCGGAATGTTGAGCTTCTGCCCGACATCGCGAAGTATCCCGGTCAGATCCGCACCGCTATCACGAGCCTCGTCCAGACGCTCGATGACGGACTGATACTCAGCAAGCTGCTGGTTGTAGCGACCGTTTGAATCCCGCGCAGGCGCCGTTACGGTGGCGGAGCGGATGGACTGAGCCAGCTCGCCATAGGCTTGATTGACCTGCTCGGTAGCGGCGAGCTCCTTGTCCTTCCAATCGAGCAAAGCGCCTTCGCGCTGGGCGCGGTTTAGCTTCACAAACTCTTCGCGGAGTTGTGCAACCGGCTTCGCCATGTCCTCCAGGGTAACGCTCGCCTGGCCTGCATTATCTCGCAGCAGCAGGAAGCTGGCTGCTGCAGTGCCGGCCAGAAGGGCCAGGCCCATCGGGCCGCCCAGCACGGCCAGCAGGCCAGTGGAGGCAGTGCGCAGGCCAGCCTGAGCCGCGGCCACGGATGCGGTAGCAGCGGCCTCTCGCTGCCGAGCCTGTGCGAGTGCCAGCGACATCTCGGTCTGAACGGCGGTACCGCGCGCCGCAGCCGCTTCGCGGGCCGCCAGTACGGTCAAGGTCTCGGCCTTGCGCTGGTCGGCAATCGCCGTCTGCATGACGGCCTCAGCCTGGGCGATCCGGGCCGCACGATCAGCCAGGGCGGTCTTGATCGCCAGCGCGCCACGAGCGGTGTACACGGTCAGCGCAGCAACCCCAGCCCCCGCCATCACAGCGGCCACGCTGCCGATGTTGTCGCCCACCACGCTGATGACGCTGGCCAGGCCAGCCACAACGCCAGTGCTCTCCTCCATACGACCGAAGAAATCGCCGAGGGCGTTCTGGATGTTGACCAGAGCATCTTGCACGCTCACCGACATGTCGGCGGCAGCCTTGCGGTTGACCTCCACAGTACGCAGCAAGCCGGTGTTGATGTCGTCCAGCGACAGCTTGCCCTGCACGCCCAGCTTGCGGATCTCTTCCGCGCTCTTGCCGGTCGCGCTGGCGATCGCATCGACGATGGTCGGCATCGCGTCCTGAATCGATACCCAACCATCAGCCTCGACCTTGCCGGTTTGCAGGGCCTTCGAGTAGGCGCCAAGCGCCGAGCTGGCCTTGTCGGCCGACGCGGCGTTGGTCACCAGCAGGAAGCTGAAGCTGTCGGTGATGTCTAGGGTCTGCTGGGTGTCGAAGCCCAGCGAGCGCATGACGTCGGCCGTGCGGATGTACAGCTCCTGCGCCTCAGCCAACGGCCGGTAGGTCTCCTGCGCAGTGCGCAGCAGGTGCTGTTGGACCTCGTTGTACTCCTCGGTACTGCCGGTGGCCATCTTCAGGCGATCGGCAATCTGACCGTAGGCGTCCACCTGGTGGATGATGCTGCCCACCAGGCCGGCACCGGCGATCGCAGCGAAGGCGCCACGGATCAGCGTGCCAGCCTGCTGGGCGCCCCGAGCCGTCCGGTCAAACGCGGAATCGACCTGAGCCAGGTTGCGGTCGATGCTCTGCGTTGTCCTGGCGACCACACTGTCCGCACCGGCTAGTTCCCGACGCAGTTGCGCAGTGGTGGCCTCCAGCTGAATCAGCATCCCCTGGACTTCTTGGTCGGACATCGTGTTCTCCGGGCGTAAAAGAACCGCCAGAAGGCGGCACTATGGTTCCTGTCGTCCCCGCAGGAACGCTTTCAAGCGGTCGGCCACGCTGGCCTTCTGTTTCGGCGCAGCGTGCTGCTGAGCCTTGCCGCCGCCCATCCAGTCCAGGCGGGCATCCAGCGCCATCAGGATCTGCGGGATGGGCGTTCGCCATGCAGTGTCAGGCGGCCAGCCCAGCCAGCCGGTGGCCACGCCGAACAGGTAGTCGACGTAGCTGCCATTTCTCACGGCGCTGTGCTGGCCGCCTCGAGCTTTCCCCGTTCGGCGATGCTCGGCGGCACCGGGCTCAGAAGGCCGGCGATGTAGTCGGTGAGCTGCGCGGAGACTTTGACCACGCCAGTCTCGAAAACCTGCGTGGCGAGGGTCGTGTGCTCCTCCGGCTTCAGGCCGGCGGCAGCGATCACGACATCAGCGCAGGCACCAATGCTCAGCAGGCGCATGGACTCCATCGCCGGGCGCAGGCCGCCGAAGCGCGATTCGATCTTCAGCGCGGCCTCCAGGGTCGGCTGCAGCGTGTAGGTACGGGCACCGATCACCAGCGTGACGGTGCCGTGCAGGGCTTCACTCATGGTGTTCCTTTCACGGGTCGTTTAAACGACGAAGCCCGCGCGAGGCGGGCTTTCGTTCGTCGGGGCCAGGTCAGATCGCAACCGGGATCTCGAGGATCTCGGTGTTGATGCCCAGGGTCACATTGCGGCGAACCACGTTGTCGGCGCTGCCAGCAGCCACGGTGTTGTTCATCACCTTCGCACCGAAGTAGAAGGTGGTGGGCGGCACCGCCGGCACCGGAGGCTCAGCCGCCGGATCTCCCGGCAGGCCGTCGTTCAGGGTGATGCGGATGTTGTAGTTGCCCTTCGAGCGGTCGGCATGGGCGTTCTTGAGCGCCAACTGGCCGGCGTCGCCGTTGTCCAGGCCAACGGCCAGGGTCATGTCGCCCGCATCGGCAGTGCCCTTGTACTTGCGCACGCGGCCGTCGCTCAGCGCAGTGAAGTTCACGTTGCTGAAGGTATCGCCGAACTCGCCCAGGTCCTCGACTTCGCCGATTTCGACGTACACATCTGCCTCGTACTCGGTCTTGGTGGCCGATGGCTTCTTGGTGCCGATCGAGATTCGGCAGCCAGCGGCGGTGTTGAGATTGTCTGCCATGGGTTCCTCCAGTGGCTCAGGTTGATACATCTCAGGAAGTGGTGATGACGCGTACCGTAGCGGAACCCATGTAGGTCCGACCGTCCGGTTCGCGGTTGGTGTCCGACGCGATAACCCTGACCGACACCGCGCGCCCTTCGTCGACAGAGAGGTGACGCTCGTCCAGCGCCGCATCGATCTCATTGAGGATGCGGCGGACCTCGGCCTGCCCCTGGTGGTCGCTCCAGACACTGAGATAGATCAGCCGCTGCTTGCGCTTGCGGCCAGAGATCGGGCTGGTGTTCTGCGCGACTTCGCGGTCGATGGTCACGTACGGGTACAGGGTGTCATCCGGCACCGCGTCGAATACCGGGACGGTGAGCTCGGCGCTCAGTCGCTGGTAGATTGCGCGCTGCAGGGCAAAGCCTGGATCAGCCATTGAGCGCCCCCTTCGCCGCGCGCGCCAGGGTGCTATCGATGGCGCCGCGGATGATGATCCGGATGTCGTCGCGGTTCATGTCGATGCTCGGCCTCAGCCATGGATGCGCCGGCCGTGCCGGAATATCCGGGTAGTAGCCGAAGAAGTTCTCGCCATCCGACTTGTTCTTGGTCGCACGACGCCCGAGACGATTGCGGCCGGAGAACTGGCTGCGATCCCTGTTGACGGTGTGCTCACCGCCCACCGCGCCAGCATCCCGACGCCGGTAGACCGTACCGCTGTAGCCCTTGGTGCCGTACTCCACGAACTTCAGGTAGTAGAAGCGCCGGTTGTCGCGCTTGCCGATGATGCCAATCCGGGCATCCAGGCCGTTCCGGCTGATCCGCACCTGAAGCGCGGCGGCGGCCTCGCCGGTGTCCCGGGGGATCATGTTCTGCTGCGTGGCCAACACCAGGTCGGCAGCCTGCGCCATTCCCCTTGGCAGGTCGCTGCGGTCAAGCGCTGCGATCCGTCGCAGCACGCCGCGCAGCTTGAAGTCGCCCTTTATGCGAGAGCGCCTGCCCATGGTTCACCCCTTGCGGCGCGGCCGCTTCCTGGCCTTTGAGGCGGGCGGCACAGAGGCGCTGGGGTAGTCCTTGCCGTCGTCGAATACCAAGCCACGCGCCATCAGCGGGTTGAGGATTTCAGCGGGATGATGACTTACGTCATCGCCCTTGTTGGCGGTCACGGCACCGCTCAGTTGCGCTGTTGCTCGAAGCACCATTTTGCTTACCTCGGTGTAGGGGTAACGTTGGAGCACAGCAGCCTGAGCATGCTGTTCTCGTTATCGGGAAGGACCGCGTTTATCGCGTAGGTGATGCCGCCGTGGGACAACCGGCGCCCAACGACAAGATCGCCATGCGGGCGCGCTCGGATCTCAGCGCTGATAACCGGTTGCAACTGATTTGCAACGGTCGCCACCCGACCAGTCGGCAGGGTGATCTCAACCCACACCTTGCGCAGGAAGACCCACTGCTCGGAATAGCCACCCCCGCCGTCAGGAACTCGCAGCAGTTCGAGCAGATCCGCTCGATGCCGAAGGGGACCAGCTCTCATCAGAATCTCTTCCTGTACCAGAGAAGGCGCTCGACACCGAGCGGAACCGAAGTGGCGATGGTGCCCAGCGCAACCGCCTCGCGATTGGCGTACCAGTGCGCGACAAGCAAATACACGGCCTGCCACACATCCGGCGTCAGGCCGATCTCATCCGGAGCAGTGGGCTCACCTTCGACCAGCCGGCAGTCACAGTGCTGCTCGACATGGGAAAGCGCCGCGGCGACATAGCCCTTTACGAGCTCGTCCTCCTCGTCCGTCTCGACCCTGGCCTGAAGCTTCACCTTCGCCAGGATGGATGGATCGGCATCCCAGTCGATCTCCATCACTTGGCCCCTTTCGGCGCCGCCGGCTTGGTCTCTTTCGGCTTGGTCTGTTCCCCGACCTCAGCAGCCAGCCCCTTGCCGATCAGGACGTGTGCATACTCATCGTCGACTTCCTCGAACACCTGGCCCGCGCGAACCTGGGCCGACTCCGCCCCGAGCTTCTTCGCGTCACCTACGAAACCCCAAAGTGCCTTGATCTTCATGTTGCCTCCTGGAAACGAAGAGGCCGGCATTGCGGCCGGCCTCATCAGTGGTTACGCCGCGAAGCGGCCTTTCACCAACGCCTCGCGACGACGCACGCCCAGACCGAGACGCTCCTCAACCAGCAGCGCCCGTTCGTTCCGGATGAACTGATCGTTGATCAGACCCATCTTGAACAGGAACGACATGCGGTCGAAGAGGATCGAGGAGCGGGCGAAGTTGGCGATCAGGAACTCGCCACCGGTGGCCGGATCCTCACCGTTCGCCGGCGCGCCTTCGTCCATGCTGTCCGAGGTGATCACCGGGCGCCCCCAGAGCACCGGGGTGACCAGGCCCTGCAGGTTGGCGAACAGGTAGCGGTTTTCGCCATCCTTCTGCAGCTCGATGTTCATCCAGTCCAGCTCGGTCATCACCACGCCGTCGGCAGACAGCTTCGACTGCTTGCGGACCTGGTAGATGCCGCGGCGCACGATGTCGATGGAGGTGTCGCCAGCCTTGTTCAGGGCGGTGTCGTAGGTGGTCGCCTGGGTCATCAGGCCGTTCAGGTTCTCGCCGGTGCCGTCACCCTTGAGGATCTGCGCTTCTTCCTCCAGCTTGAGGTCGTAGCGCAGCAGTTCCTGGATGTAGCCGAACAGTTGCGGCACGTCGTCCAGGGCCTCGTCAGTGACCGGCATCCACACGGCCAGCTTCTTGACGCGGTCGGTCACCGACTCGAAGGTCACGTTGCTGGTGGGCTTCAGCGCACCTTCGGCTACCGGCCCCGCGCCACGGGTGTGCAGCAGCTCGCGGTAGTAGGTGTAGCTCTGGCCACTGACCGGGATGCTGGTCAGCAGGTCGCGGATGCGCAGTTCCTGGCGGATGCCGGGCTGGATGGTCGGGTCGTAGTTCGGCACAACGATGCCGGCGCTGGTGACCTTGGTTTCCTTCATCGACGCCAGGTCCGACTTGGTGACCTCGATTTCGGCGGCATTCGCGCTCTTCTGTTGCAGCGCCTTGTAGCCGTCGTGCGACTTCACCATATCGATGAAGCTCTTGCCTTCGCCGGGTCCGCCGCGCAGCTTGACGCCCTTCTGCTCCAGATCCTGCACCTGGTCGATGACCTTCTGCAGTTCGTCCTTCTGGGTCTGAATTTCCTTCTTCAGCTCAGTGGCAACCTGGTTGCCCTTCTCGACCTCGGTGATGGCCTGGTCGTACTTCTTCTGGAGCCCGTCGAAACCGTTCTTCAGTTGCAGATCCAGGGAGTCCTTCAGTTCTTTCACTTCGCTCATGGCGATACTCCAAAATGGGTGGTGAACAGGGTTGAAATGTCTTTCAGCTCTTCCACGATCGCCGTGGCCTCGCTGCCGCCGTCACGGCGGAGCGCTGGGTAGCCGAGCGAAGCGACTGCTGCCGCTTCCTTCTGAGAGAGCCCCATGCGTTCGCGCAGGGCGTTCTCGAAAAGCCGGATGTCCGACTTGACGCTGATGACCTCGGCCTCAGGGTTCATGCCGAACGGAACGAACGACGCCTCCCAGAGTTCGGCGGCCTTAATGACTCGGACCTGCCGCCCGGCGCGCTGCTCGAAGTTGGCTTCGATGGTGTTGAACCCGATGGACATGCTGTCGAGGCTGCCGTCCTTCATCAGCTCGTAGGCGTCGCGTGCGTAGCTGACTGCCAGGTTCACTCGGCCCTTGAGGAACAGCCCTCGGTCATCCTGGGTGAACTCCGAGGTTCCGACCAGCCGAGTCAGGTCGTGGTACAGCGCCAGCTTCAACCGGCCGTTGCGAGCGGTCTTCACCTTGGTGAAGGCGCCCTTGAGGATCACGTCATCGCCGAGGTCGACGTTGTCGAACACTGCGGCGTAGCCCTCGAAGTTGCCCGCCTCGTCAGCGGCCTTCACCTCGAAGGGGCAATCAAGTTTGCTGAGCATTGGTCTGCATCTCCCACCGGGAGACCCGGTCGTATTCAGGGCCATCAAGTGGCGGAAGGTTTTCTTTGCGGCGAACTTCGTTGATGGTCATCCAGCCGGAACCACCAGAGCCACCAAGAGCCGCAGCGAACAGAGTGGCGCGACCGGCGCTGTCAGCGCGCAGCAGCCCCTCCACCGCGAACTCGACGAAGCGCGAGGTGCGCCCATACAGCTTGTCGTTGAACTCGTCCTCGACCGCGTCGATGTAGGGTTTCAGGCCGAACGTGACGAAGCCGATCAGTTGCTGCTCCAGGTTGGAGCCCATGATCGATGTCTTGCCGGCCCGGTTGGCCAGCCAGAGAGGCACACCGTAAATGCCGGCCAGTGCCTCCTCCTGGAACTGCTGGGACTCGATGAATTGGGCGTCTTTCTGGCTAAGACCGGCCGGTACAAAGGTTGGGCCACCCTGCAAGACAGCTATCTTGCCGAGGTCGTCGGCATCGCCCTTGCGCACGTCGGGGAAGCGCGCCATAACCTGAGCCTGCTGCTTCTCGGTCAGGAACTCCTTGAAGATGATGTAGCCACCAGTAAATCCGCCCTTGCGCATGAAGCGCGCAGACCATTGCTGGCCCGCCTTGGCCAGACCCATGGTCTCCGCCTGGTACTCGATAGGCGACAAGCCGACGATGCCGTCCATGCTGAATATCTTGAAATGCAGCATGTTCTCCGGAGAAACCGGGAATCGTTCCCCATCCTTGGGCTGCACCCAGTAGAGAAGGTCCTCGTCGGTGTCGATGGTCACCTGGTCGATACCGAGCGGAATCAAACCGATCGGCTCGCCGTGGCGGTTGCGTTCGATCAGTGCGAAAGCGTTACCACGCAGCGCCATGTTCACGACGACGAACTTGAGGAAGTTCAGCATCGTCATGAACGGGTTGGGTTTGCGCAGCAACTTCTGCGCCCCGTCCTTGCGCGGCACCAACGTGCGCGGCGAGGCGCCGTCCGAATCCTCGTAGAGCTTCAGCGGCAGGCCCGACAGCGACTCCGAAAGGATCTTCACGCACGACCAGACCATGCTGATCGACAGCGCGGTCTTGGTGGTCACTAGCACGCCGGCCTTGGTGCTCTTGCCGCCGACCTCAAGGTCCACCTCGACGTAATCACCCGTGGCTGGGTCGGTGTAGCCGAACATCCGCCACGTGCGAGGGTTGTACCAGCGAAATGTCATGGTCAGCCTATGAGTCCAAAGAAGCCGTTGTTGAGGTAGTCATCCATGCCGCCGCGCGCCTCCGGATTGAGGGACAGCAGCGATACCGCGTTGAACGTCGACATCAACGGGTCGATCTTCGCGGTGCCGGACGCCTGCTTGGTGATCAGGAAAGCGTTGGCGGAAGGCACGCCCTTGGCGTTGCCGCAGGCCCAGGCCATAAGCGGCTGACCGCAGTGCATCAACACACCCTCGGCCAGCTTCCTTTCCGTGGTCTTGATGGCCCCGGTCAGCTTCCATCCCTGAGAGATGCCGACCGTCTGCTCCTCGGTGATCCCCGCCTCCAGTAGCGCATCGAGCACGGCGCCAATGCCGGCCGGGTCGAGCCCGACCTTGTCGAGCAGACCGGCCTCGTTGACCCGAGCGACGTACGCTGCCAGCTCCTCAACGTCATCGCCGATTTTCTCAACCAGGGTCAGATCACCAGCCGCCGCGAGGTCATGGAGCCGGGGAGCCTCGGACTTCCGGCGCTCCAGCACCGAGGGGTGCGCCCAGGCATGCGCCCAGTGAAACCACCGGCGCCCCCCTCGCTCGCGGCCCAACAGCGTCAGCGCCAGCAGGTCGTCTAGGCCGCCACCGTCGACGCCGCCAACAATCACCTCGCAGCGCTCAATCAGGGCATCCAGCGAAAGGCCTGGCAACGCCTGCGGCTCCCAGAATGCGGCGCCGACCCAACTGTCGGACATCAGCGCCAGCCCGATCTCGATGTTCAGGAACTTGGCGAGGAACCCGCGCACCTCGGCCTCACCGTCGAGTTCTGCCTGCATAAACAGGCGCTCGAGGGTAGGCCGATCCACCGAGTAGCCCATGTTCGGGTTGACCAGGTGGAAGTTCTCTGGCCGGCGCGCCTCTCCGCTCTCGATCATCTCCTTCGGGAACTCGTAGATGATCGGCAGAAACCGGTTGTCTTCGATGCGCCCGTCACGGACGCCCCGGGCATAGGTCAGCTTGGACCTGAACACCCCGGCGGGCGGCTCGTTCGACTGGGTCGTGAGCCAGATGATGAAACCTTCAGGGCGAGACAGCAGGCCGCCAGTGGCCTCCCGAATCATGTCCGGTGCCTTCGGGTTCTTGCCGAACAGCCAGGCCTCATCGATCAGCACGCCGACGGCCTTCTTGCCACCGACCACATCGCTATCAGCGGCCACTACCTTCAGGGTGGCTCCAGTCTGATTGTGGGTAATCAGCCGCAGGTGCGGTTGAACATGAAGCAGATCCGACAACTCTTCGTCGTGCTTCACCATCGCCGCCGCCGGCTTGAAGCTGTTGTCGGCGATCTCCTTGGTCGGCGCCAGGATGATGAACTCGGCCTCAAGCCGCCAGTTGCGGATCAAGGCGGTCAGCATGATCGCGGCTGCGATGGTCGACTTCGAGTTCTTCTTCGGGATGCAGAGGAAGTACTCGGTGATCAGTCGCTGGCCGGTCTCATTGTTGTAGCTGCCGAAGATGGCGCCGGCGAAGTCGAGCACCCAGGGGGCGCATGCGGCCTCGATTGTCGGGGAGCCGGGAGCGTCTACGATCTTCAATTCCCGGAATACGCTGAGCCCCTCCTCGGCTTCCTCAGGAAAGAGCGGCGGTGGAATGATCGATTCACCAGCACTCAAGCGCCGCCACCAGTCAGGGCAGGCAGTGGTCCAGAGCATGGTTTACCCCTTGACGACGGATAGTGGAGGCTTGCCCTGGCCGAACTTGCCTTTGCCGGCTTGCTTCGCGGCCTCGGCTTTCTGCTCCTTCTTGCCCATCTCGCCCTTCTTGCCATGGAAGAAATCGACAGCTTTCTGAGCCGCGCTGCGGCGATCGAAGACCTTCGCCCGCGGCTCATTCATCAGGTTGACCAGCCAGACCAGCGGGTCCTCCGTAAACGGCAGGCAATCCAGGTACTCGCCATCAGGTTCCTTCTCATCGCCGAGCGGCGCTTCATGGTCCTTGCCCTGCTTCGGCGAAGGCTCCTTGGCTTTAACATCTCGCCGCCCCTTTAACATCTTCAGGGCGGCGATGATTTCGGGGTGCTTGGCAAGTCGAGCGCCAGCGGCCGCAGAGCTGGAAGGCGCGTAGCCAGCGGCTTCGGCGGCAGCTTTGTTGGATGCTCCTCGGGCCTTCGCGTCAACAAACCGTCGTTGTTTGTCTGTTAACGCCATTAACAAAATTCCTAGAGAACGGAAAAAATGTGCGAATGCGGGCGGAGGCGGTCTAGCTTCAGGCGAAACCGGATATTTTCACCCCCCCCACCCTTGTTGCACGTCATTGGCGTGCCTCATATCGAATGAAGCACGTCAAAAGCGTGCATCAACCCTCGGCCGCCTCCTCGGCCTGCTTGACCGAGGAGTGACAGGGTCCGCATAGCGGCTGCCAGTTGTCCTTGTCCCAGAACAGGTCCGTATCGCCTCGGTGAGCCACGATGTGGTCAACGGTGTTGGCCGCCGTGACCAAGCCCTTGCGCGCGCAGTACACGCACAATGGATGATCGCGAAGGTACTGCTCACGGGCCTGCTGCCATCGGTAGTCGTAGCCTCGCTCGGTTGAGGTCTTACCGGTCCGCCACGAACCAGGCGCCGCAACCTTCAGTCGCTCACCCTGGGCCGCCACGCGGAACCCGAGAGTCTTTAGCCTGGACATCAAATCCTCCGGCACAACTTCTGCAGCCCCGCAATGTGCTCTCGCAAGGCCTTGATCACCAGTTCGCGTCGCTCGACTCCGGCTCGGAGATCAGAAACAACTTGTCCATCAGCGGCAGCAAGGACGGCTCTTCCTGCATCAGCGCTGCCGGAGGCTCCGGGAGCCTGGTGCACTCCGTCTGCGGGGCAGCGGGCTTTGACGTACACGACGCGAGCACCAGTGCCGATAGCATCGCGGCGCAATTGGTTTTCTTCATGGGAGGCCTGTAGTGCTGCTTGGTAGGTTCGGGCCAGGGCATCGGCCTCGGCCTGCGCCTGGGTGTCGCGCTTGGCCTGCTGGGCCATGGCGGTGATCGTCTCGGCGGATTGCTCGACGGCGGCCTGCAGGTCATCACGCTGAGCGGTCACGTGATCGAGGCGCCAGAACACAAGCGCGGCTACCAGAGCGACCACCAACCATGGCCGCCAGGTCACTGGTCGATCCTCCGACCAACCTTGAACATGAACGTCGGCTCTTGGTCGAGCATGGAATTCACGAGGCCCTCGATGACCGAGAGCAGGGAGACGACCATCTCAAGCGGCGCCCACTTGGCGAACGCCAGCGGGCAATCGCTATCGACATCCCCCAGCCACATCGGAATGCCGTAATAGCTCCCATGGTGCGAGACGCCGAGCTGTCGAGCTTCGGCTTTCGTCGTGAACCCGAACATCATTCCCCCTTGAGCGCGGCACGCGCCCATTCGAGGCGAGCCGCACGGTCATCTGCACCCTTGTAACCGCCGTTGATCTTCAGCGTGATCCGCTCGAAGCGACCCTGGTCGGCCAGTTCGTTTAAACCCCTCGACTTCCACCACCATGCCGACGCGATGGCAGCCCAGGTCCGTTGCTCAAGCAACTCCGGTTGCGCCACTAGTGGCAGCGCCAGGGCGCGGGCGGCTTCGGCGTAGTTGTCGTGGCCGGTGATCATGATCAGGCCACGGCCACGGTATCGATACCCATCGCCCGTATCTGGCGACCCATTGCCCATCCTGTTGGCATAGACGCGGTTCGCGATGCGCTCTGGCTTGCGGGCGTACTGCACCGCCTCGGTCGCCGTGAACCGTTTCGGCCACGTCTTGAGCAGCCCCTCGGCGGAGTAGTTCAGGTTCTCGACCAGGCGCTTGAGGCTCTGGCTTTCGTGCCCGACCTGAGCCAGGAACATCGCCACACGCTCGGGCGTGTTGATCTCGAACCGGGCCATGGCGCCGTTGATGTGTTCGACCCAGGTCGAGGCAGTAGCAGCACCGCAGCCGGTAGCGCGGTCGAGTTGGTCAGCGGTGATCTTCATCAGCCCACCTTCCTTTCCGCCCAGCGTGCGCCCAGCTTCTGCACAGTGCTTACCCCGAGGACACCAACGAAGCCGGCGGCGAAGAACTGCCAGGCAGGGCTCCAGCCGAACTCTTTGGCGGTGAGACCGACAACCATGACCAGCATCGCACCAAGGGCGGCTTCGATCAGTTGCCGAACAATGCTCGGCTCCTTCCCCTCGTACTGGGTACGGAGCCAGGTAAGGATGAAGGCGAGCCCCATCGCCAGCCCTTGCTCGCGCAGCGCGAGCAGCACCGTGGCCCAGAATGACGGGTCCTTCTCTGGCATCTTCATAGTCTCGATATCCCCTCGGCGGGGCGGAAATGAAAAAGCCCAGCGCGAGGGCTGGGCCAGGGATAGGTGCAGGTGCGGCCTTTCAAGGGGGCCGCGCGCCCCGCAGCGCAATGCGCCACCTGCAGAAACGAAAAAGCCCAGCTCGAAGGCTGGGCTCTTTTCTATGGCGTTCCGCTCTGCGGCAGTTCGCCTAAGCGGCAAAACCGCAATGTATGACGAAAGGTACAGGGCGCGATTATCACTGTCAATACGTCCAGCCTGTACATTTTTTCAGGCAGCATTTTTCTCCTCCATCACGAAGCACGCCAGCAGAGCCGACAGGCCTGCTCGAACCAGCATGCGTGCGTCCGCGTAGCTGATCCCCATCCGGTCCTGAATATCTCGATACGACATGCCATGGATGAAGTAGAGGATCAGGCTGCGGATGGCATCCGGGTCTTCGTCGTAGAGGCGTGCGAGAAACCGGTCTACTTGCAACGCCCGATCATCGCTGATACAGGGGATCACAGCGGCAAACCGTTTTTCGTTCGCCGGGTTACGTTTCATCAGCGCCAGCATGGGCGAAGAGCCGCGCGGCGTGCCATTGTCGGACAATACCCACAGCCCGTATTGCTCCATCAGAAATTCCAACGCCTTGATGTTCATTTCAGTCGCCTCTGAAGTGGGAGCCGCCGGCGCCCCTCTGGTTGTTCTCTTCTCGCGCCAGCCTGGTCGCCTGGCGTCGCTGCTCTTCCAACAGCCGCTTTACCCACATCCGCAGTTGCACAACCGCATCCCGCTGCTCCAGCGCCAGCCCCGTCACGCCATCGACGAACCCCGCTGCTCCACAAGCTGCGCAATCGATCTCGTGGAACACGCCAAGGCTGTACCCTTTTCCGTGGCAAACGGGGCACTGAGCTAGCGGGCGTGGCTTGGTCGTCAGATCTGGACCATGTGTCTTTTTCATGCCAGCGCCTCGATGGTGACCAGTACCTCGCCCCCAACTTTCACCTCTCCTCGAACAATCCGCAGGTCATCTACCAATCCGTCGTCATCCCAGGCGCCAGCCTTGGTCAACGAGTCAAGGAGACCCTTGAGGAGATTGTCGAGGTCGCGCTTTCGCCGATCTGGCGGGGATGCATGGATAACAACCCGAACAGGCCCGGACGTCCTCCTGATGCCTTGTGCAAGGCAGTGCTGCAATACCGATCGGCGATAACTCCTGCCGCGCTCGCTGATCAGCGTTCCGGACTGCGTGTTCCGGTAGTAGGTGTTGTTGCTGGGCGGCCAGGGAAGGCGAACCGAGATCATGCTTCCACCTCGCCACCGTCTAGCCACGCGAGGAACCCAGCCGGTATGTCGTGCCCCTCCTCCGCCAAGATCGAGGCGCATTTCGAAAGCAGGTCCGATTGGGTTCCGTACTCAGCCTCAAAGCGTGCTTTGTACGGGTGAACGGCGATCCCGGTGAAGCCCGCACCGGCGTAGCCGTTTTGATGATGCCCAGCGCACAGCGGCAGCACATACCAATGCGCATGGGGCTTCGTCCTGCCGTCGACGTGGTGAATGCTGCAATAGGTGTTCACGATCCCCATGGACACCCGACATGCGATGCACCCCACATGGCGCGCCAGCAGGTCGTGCCAGCGCTTCTGCTCCGAAGTAACGGCCCGCCCCTTCACGCGACCTCCCGCGGATACATGATCTGGTGGTGCCGCTCGCAAACATCCTGAGCCTCTTTCGCCGACGCAACCGGGGCGCAAATGAATTCACCTTGAACGCTCGCCCGGTAGTGAGCCTCCCCGGCCACCAGTTGTTTGCAAACCTTGTAGGGCGGGGAGCTGTCGCTAACCGCCAGATAATCGTTGAGCGCCTTCCACTTCATGAACGGGACTCCTGTAGCTGTTGAATGGCCTCGTTGTGCCGGTTGATTCGTTCGTTGAGATCGGCGCGCCGCCTGGCGGCTTCGTCCTTCTCTTTCTGCTCGCGCTGAGCGCGGTGTGCGGCGAGACTTGCCTTGAGCTTCGCCATGTTTTCCGCGAACCCCTTCGGCGCCTTCGTGACCTCGGCAGGGGCATTGCCAGTGAGCAGCCCGGAGATCGCCTGTCCGGCATCTGTTGGAGCCGGCAGTTGGAGCACCACAGTCCCCTCCAGGCGCGCCACCTCGGAGGCCGGCAGTCGGTTGAGCGCTGCGGCTTTCTGTATCCCTGCCTGACGCCCTGACTCGTCGTGACCAAGGGATACGCGCCACTCAACAGGAAGCGCCTCGCGCCGGGAGCGAGACACTGCGCGCTCATAGGCCGATATGAACGCCATCCTGGCGCCCACCTTGTCCCTCGCATCCAGGATCGGCGCGGCGATGGTGAGTGCCTCCTGGATCTCCGGAGTGATGACCACCGTTGCACGCTCGTCAGATGCTTCCAGCGCCAGCGCCCAGGCCTCATTCGGTTCAGGACGACCATCGACCGCCTGCACACGCTGCAGGATGGCGGCGAGGGTGAGTTTTCCGGTCAGCTCTCGGCGGCACGCCTGCAGAGCGCTACGGATCGCATCCCCCGGATAATCCGCGAGATCCTTGGCCATCAGCTTCGCGGCATTGGCGCTCATCTCCTGACCAAGCGTTTCGGCAGTTGCTACCAGCGCGGCGGCCAAGTCAGCCTGTTCGTCAGAGGAAAGCATTGGCACGTCCCTCCTCTCGGATGCTCTCCGCAGCCTCCTTCGCGGCGTTCAGGTTCGCCTGAGTGCGCTCCAGTTGCCGAGCCGTGGTCCCGTTCATCTGCCGGTCAGTCGCCCACTGGGTGCGATACGACTCCGCCTTGGCCAGCAGCGAGCCCAGGTCGTGACAGTTGCGGATCAGGTAGGCGTCGTTGATGCCGACGAAATACGCGGCCACCGCCGGAGCCTCCTCAGCGCCCAAGCGCTTCAGCAGGTCACGAACCTGACCGTTGACCTTCGAGTTTCGCACCGGATGGGTTCCATACCGGTGCTGGTACGCCGCCGCATACGCCGACCAGATCGCTCGGCATGCCTGTTGCCGATCACGCTCCGCATCGGGCTGGCCGGAATCGGCCGGCAAAAGGTTCCCTGACGGTTCCCTTGTAGGTTCTATTACGGTTCTGGGTGCAGCATCTGCGGGGGTGGGTGAATTTGCTGCGGGGGTGCATTTCCTGCGGGGGTGAATCTTCTGCGGGGGTGCAAATGCTGCGGGGGTTACGGTGAACATCGTCGAGCGCCCCTGGCGCGCTTCAATGCTCAGCGCCTTGCACTCGTTCAGCACCTTGATGGCCTGCTGCACGGCACGTTCGGACAGGCAGGTGCGCTCGGCGATCTTCGCCACCGAAGGCCAGCACACGCCCTCGTCGTTCGCGTTGTCCGCCAGGCTGATCAGCACAGCCTTCTGCGCCGGCGTCAGACCCTGTAGCGGCCAGCAGGCCGACATGATGATCGTGCTCACCTGCGCGCCCTCCGCGACACTTTCTTGCGAATCGCTATTTCGTGTCGCGACACGCTCTCTTGTTGGATGGTGGATACCTGTGTCATATTCGGCTCCGTTGGATGTTCGGCACCGCCTACCGGTGCCTCCTCAGAAAGCCCGGTGGCCGCCGGGCTTTTTGCTGTCTAAATGGGTGCCAGGCCCACCGTGCTATCGTTTTGCTTCCACACGAAACGGGCTCGGAGGCCTGGCATGAACTGGTTGAAAGAAGCCTTCAGGCGCTGGAAGGCAAAGAATTGGGATCGGCAACCCTTCCTCGACGAAGGTGCCAACTTTGTCCACCTAGGGTTTGATTCGCCGCCGCTGCGGAGTCTCTGGGACAAACACGGAAAATCAGTCATCACTGCATCCAAGTGGCTTATCGCCCTGGTCGGAGGCGCACTCATCCTCAAGCTTCTTGGGCTTGCCTAACCCGTAAAGGGCGGCTTTTGCGGGGTTTCTCCATAGTGGGCAGTTCGCCTTTAGGCCTGCCTCATAACCAAAGTGGTAGCTAAAGATCGTCACCGCCCCCGTGATGCCCACAGCGCCAACGCACACCAGGAAGATTTCGATCATGATCCTTCCTCAGCACTGGATGTTTGAACAGGAGTTGCAGCGGTCTGATCCAGCCCTGTGCATTCCCGTAGAGTTTCTTCTCGCTCGGGGTTTGATTGGCTGGCTGTCATGTCAGGCAACGGCTCTTGATGGCTGGGTCGGAAACGGCTTTGTTTCCTCCGCCGAGAAAGTTCCATCGGCGTTTTCGGCGACATAGATCTCGCGACCGGCACGCAAGGCTTTACTCAAGGCGCCCTGAGTCAATCCAAGAAGCGCGGCGGCCTTGGTTTGCCCATTCTTGGCTGCGAATTCTTTGAGAGAAATGCGGTGCATAACTCGTATCTCCAGGGTTGCTCACACCGCCAGAATATATCCAGTGGAGATTTTCATCAACTCCACTGGAGATGGCTGACTATTTCCACTGGGAATATGATTCGAGAATGAGTACCGAACGACGCCCGCTTACAGAAACCGAAAAAGCAGAGTGCGCTGCCCTCAAGGCAGAGCTTGCTGCGTACAACGCTCGCCTCCCCAAGGGAAGGCGTCTAACACAGGACGAGGCTGCTCATAGGCTGGGCACCAGCCAGGGAACGTTGAGCAGCCACCTCAATGGACATCGAGCCATTGGCAAAGAACTTGCGGCGGCATTTGCTGATCTCCTGGGAATCCCAGTGTCTAGGTTCAGCTCGAGACTGGCGAATGAGATCGATGGGTTGGTCAAGGCGGCTCGACCCGCTTCAGACGCTTCAGCGGAGGATGTAACGCATTTATCAGCGTGGTCAGACGGAGACCCGCTCGCGCCGGACGAGGTTGAAATCCCATACTTCGACGAGGTCGAGATAGCGGCGGGCGGTGGGCGAGTGCCTGACCTCGAACTGGCCAAGCGCAAGATTCGATTCCCGAAGGCAACTCTGCGCGAGGCTGCCGTCGACAAGAGCACCTCCGTCTGCGTGAACGTCACAGGCAACAGCATGGAGCCGCTTATTGCAGACGGCTCGATCATCGGCGTCGACCTCTCGGTCAACACGATCGTGGACGGCGAGATCTACGCCCTAAAGCATGACGACCTGCTGCGGGTGAAGTTCGTCTATCGACTGCCTGGCGGCGGCATCCGGTTGCGCAGCTACAACCGGGACGAGTATCCCGATGAGGAGTACACCAGGGACCAGATGCGTGCCGGCGACATCAGCGTGATCGGCTGGGTGTTCTGGTGGTCGGTGATGCGCCGGAGAAGGCACTGATTAGAAAGCAGCCAACACCAAAAAGGAGCTATGATGATGCCAGATAGACCACGACAGCCTCCTCGGCCGACTCCGCCCCAGCCTCCGGCTAGGCCGACTCCGAATAATGACCGAGGGAAGTCGATCGACAGACCCAACACCATTTCGGAAAGCCGGCCTGTTCCACCGCCGCCAAGACGAGACCCCTGACATGAGCGATGCCGACAAAAGCGACATTGAGGTGCATGAACTCAAGTTTTACGTACAAAGGAACATTCGCTACCACATGAGGCGCGCAGCCTTTTTCATGAGGTGGGGAAGGTTCACCGCTTTTGTCGGCGTTCTTTTCGGCTCAGCCGCCATTACATCCATTCTGGCGAAAGCGCCGGCAGGATTTGTAACTGCTGCCGCGCTAGTGGTAACCATCGCGTCCGCTATCGACCTGGTTGTCGGCACGGGTCAGAGAGCTTGGCTCCACAATGATTTGCGTAAGCGGTATCTCGACATTGAAGCCGAACTACTCTCGTGCGCTGGAGCGCCAAGCCTTGAACAGCTCTGCCAGTACCGCAGCCGCATCCGGCGCATAGAAGCGGACGAGCCTCCAACACTACCGGCTCTTGAAATTCTGGCCAGAAACGATGTTATCCGGTCGATGTATCCGAAAGCTCAAGCCGACGAACTAGTGTCCAGGCTATCCTGGCTGAAACGCACCACCGCCCAATGGTTTGACTGGGATACTTCCAGCGCCTGACCCAAGCCCCGCTAGTGCGGGGCTTTTCATTTGCGCCCTACCCCTCCAGTTCCTGCCTATCCCACCTCAGCGTCACGGTGCCGTCGTCGTTGAACACCAGGTCGATACCGTCCGTCTCAGCCAGAACCTCCATCACAGCATCCCACGCTTCCGCCGGATCACTGTCCAGCCGGTGAATCGTCACCATCCCCAGATCCTGCGCCTTCGGTGAATTGATCATCGCGGACACTCGCATCCCCAGGCGATCAGTCGGCGTGACCTCGTACGCCTGCTGCTTCTGCTTCTTGGCCATAAGAACCTCATCAACTGTACATAAATACAGTATTCCCTCAGCTGCTATGGCAGCAACCGCATTCGGCATCCATTTATCGCCAAAAAATATCTCCACTGGAGTTGACTGAATTATTTCCTTGGGAGATATTACTTCCACGGCAGCGATGCCCAGGCCACCGAGCCGACCGCTCTTTAACAACCTGAAGACGAGCCAACGGGCGCCGAGTTGATCCGGCTATTGAGTTCCGTTGGACAGTACGAAATGCGCAATGCGCTCACCACCGGCTACCGGCGTGAGGGTTTGCGAGAAATACCGATTTCACTGGCTGGCCCTCCAACGAGGGCCAGACGGGAAGTCAACACGCCCTGGAGGGCAAGACGATGAATGAAAAGGCCTTACTGGCTTTGCGTCAGTCTCTTCGAATCATTCGCAGGGAGAGCGACGTACACCGAGCGCGCATCGAGTACTACGAAACGGTCGGGATGTTGCGCGGATTGCACTACGGCGGAGCGATCGACTCCTGGCAGCTATTAGCTCTAACCGAGCTAGCAGGAAGCGCATACATCAACGCTGGGAAACCCTGGTAAGGAGACTGAAATGGCTCAATTCAATGTCGATGCGCACCTGAGCAACGGCAAACGCCTGGATTGGATTGCTCTACCGGAAGGCAACGAGACACCGGATGACGTGCTGATCAAGGTACGCCAGGCCGCCATGAAGAAGTTCGGCGACCTCATCTGGTTCAACCGCTGGGACCACGTTGTTGCCAGCAACGGCTACATCACCGTGCGGATGCATGCGTGATGCAAGGAGTCGACCCGATGACAATCATTCACGAATGCGACCGGTGCAACGCGCCCGGCCGCGTGATCGAGACGTCCGACGGATTCCGCTGCGAGGCTTGCTACGAGGAGGCGCAGGAGCAGGTGCGCAGCGATGCGAGCTGCCCCGAGGTGTGGGAGCCAGGGGGTGACGGCTACCGCATAAAGAGGGATACCTCTCGTTGCACTGCCCCAAGTGCAACCACTCAGTTCAGGCATTCACCAGCGAGGGCCTGGTAGATGCCTGGAACAAGTCGGTCAGCAAGGAGGGAGCGTGATGGCTTTTCTCTACGCATCTGGCGATCCGCGCGGCGAACCGAAGCTGACGCTTGAACAAGACGAATTTGGAAAATGGGAGTGGCGTGTATGGTGCCCGCTCGGTGCTCGACCTGAGCGCCAGGCGCAAGCTCATGCTTTAGCGGAAAAACTCAACAGCCCGACTGGGCGCCTCAGCAGGCCTCGTCATGAGTCTCTGCCAGCACGAAAGGAGGGGGTGTGATGAGCATCGAGAACGCAAAGCACCTCCTGCGTTGCAGTCATGTTCTTGGGTCGAATCGGCGGGAGTTTCACATGCGCGCAGAATTGCTCGGAACTATGCCGGATGGGCGTTTGAAGTTGCGTGTCTTCGGGCGTCTGTTCTGGAAGAACACTGAGCACATCAGCCGAATCCGCTACGTCGAAGCATGGCGGGTAAGTGAAGCGCCTCAGCCGAAGCAGGGAGAATGAATATGGGCTTCTGGATGGAGATTCGCTGCGAAGATCGTAATGAGAAGTGGTCGGATGGGAAAGGCTACTCGCCGGAGAGGTGCTGGTCGCACGACAATGAAGGACCGATGCAAGAAGCATCCGACACGCAGGCTTCAGTGATCAATACATACCGCGACCTTGAGACGGAAGCGCGTGAACTTGGGTGGGTCAAGCATCGCATCGGCTGGGTCTGCCCCTATTGCGCAAAGCATCGACCCGACGCGCCTCAGCAAGGAGGTAGGTCATGAGTGAGGTGAAGAAGATCAGCCCGGTTGGAAATATTTATGGCTGGGAAGAAAGCCAATTCGGGGAGTTCGTCCTTAGCCAGGACTACGACGACCTCGCCGAAGAGGCCCAGGCGCTAAGGGAGGAAGTCGCGCAGCAGAAGTTCCTGACCAAGGTTGAAAACGACGCGCTCAAGATGATGACGGACAAGGCCAATGAGCTGAAGTCCGAAGTCGAGCAACTGGAGGAAGAGCTGGAATCCCTGCGCACAAGGGTGTTGGTTCTACCTGATGCGAGCACGGTGTACGCGGCGCTCGATGCTCGGGAGCGGTTATTCACAAGCCCTGAGAACATTCAGGTAGCGCTGGAAGCTCAATCGCGCATCAACGGCAAGACGGTCAGCGAGGGGCTGTTGCGGCGTATCAGCGATCTGTTCCCGGCTGACATGGGAGATGACGGATCAGGCCGCGCCGGTTGGTTTCCGCATGTGCGCGAGACGGTTGCAGAGCTTCGCGCCCTGCTCAACCAGGACAAGGAGAACGGCGACCATGCTGCATGAGCCGGAGGAGTACCGATTGTTCAGTCTATGGATGCTCGTCTTCATGGCCATCGGCTGGTTCGGTGGCTGGATACACGCCCATTACACCGTAGCCGAAGAATGCCGGAAGCTCGGCAAGTTCTACGTCGGCAAGACCGTATTCGAGTGCAAGGCGATCACCGAGGAAGACAAGGAGAACGGCAATGGCTGAAGAACTGAAACCCTGCCCGTTTTGCGGGGAAACGCCCGGAGTGGACAGCTACGCGCATGCCGATGGCGGATACAAATATGGATCTATCTGTTGCAGTTGCGGCGTGATTGGCCCCGACGTGCGGACTGGCTACAAGAAGTGGCCTGAGTGGCGGGACGCTGCCGTCGCAGCCTGGAATGAAAGAGCAGTCCCCGCAGGCCATGTGGTGGTCAGCGAGGGGCTGTTGCGGCGGCTTGCCAGGCCGGCAGACCGTTACGATGAGGTTTTCACTTTGGATCGACATGAGGCCGCCGAAGAACTGCGCGCCCTGCTGAGCGAGCAGGAGGGAGGTGGCGATGTCAGCAATCATCAGTGAATGCGGCCGGTATCGTTACCGACTGGAGCGAGAATGCTGCCTGCCTTTTGAGGGCAGCAAAGTGTTCGCATATTTTGGGGTCAACCCAAGCACGGCGGATGCCAATATTGACGATGCGACGGTGCGCAAGTGGCGAGGGTTCACTCTGCGCAACGGAGGTCATCGATTCATCGTCGGCAACGTCTTCTGCTACCGCGCTACTGACGTGAAAGAGCTTCGCGGACAGGATGATCCTTTCGGACCACTTAGCGCCGACCACTTCCGCGCCATAGTCGCTGATGCCGACATTCTGGTTCCTTGCTGGGGAAGCCTTTCGAAAATGCCGCGAGATCTGCGTGGTGCTCCTGCTCAGCTTCTTCAATGGCTGATCCGATCAGGAAAGCCGGTAATGTGCTTCGGAATCACTGCCTGCGGACAGCCAAAGCACCCTCTGATGCTGGGATACGACACGCCTCTGACCGAATGGCCGGTATAGCCACCCATCGCCACCCACTGTACGCATATACAGCAATTCGGATAATGGGCTACCCACTACCCGGATTGAATATGCGCACGAAACCCTTCCGCCCGCCGCGCCGGCATGAGATCGCCGGCCTCCGCTACTACCGCACCGCGTCAGCTTACAACTGGCTCGGCGTAGCGATGGCACATCCGACTCGCGCAATCCAGTTGCTGCTCGAACAGTGTGAGCCAGACGTGCTTTCGCCGATGTTCGAGATTGAGATCGACGCGATCCTGCGTCAGGCCGATGAGTACGCAAAGACCGGCCAGGTGCTCGAGCGCGAGCAACTGCGCGAAATGCTCATGCACCTGATCTCGAAGGCCGCGGGCGACTGATCCGGAGCCACCATGAAGAAAGCTCTCTCCCGCATGGCGGCAGTAGCCGTCATTGGCGCCAGCCTGGTCGCGCTACACGCAGTGATCGAGCTAGCGCCAGCATTCGCAGCCCTGCAATGGGGCTGCTCGTTCTAACCGCAGGGTAGCCGATAGGCTGCCATTCCCCGAAAACCATTTTCCCGACCAGCGCCAGCAGGACGGGGAGGTATTGTCCAATGAAACTCGTAACCCTAGAAGAATGGGCGGCTGAGCACTTCAGGACGCCGCCGAGTATCAACACCCTCCGCAGGTGGGCAAGGGATGGCTGTATTATCCCTGCTCCCGTAAAGCATGGTCGAAGCTACTACGTGAGCCAGGATGCGGAGTACAGCAGTCAAGAACCTGCCAAACGCTCAGAACCTGGCGAAAGTCTGATATCCCGCATAAAGAGCGCACGCCATGGCACCAAGGCCGCGTAAAGAGGGGTCAAAAGACCTCCCCCCAAACCTGTACAAGAAGACGGACTCTCGATCAGGAGTAACCTACTACGCCTATCGGGATCCAGTAAGCGGCCGGATGTTCGGCCTGGGAAAGGACAAGGCCCGCGCGATTCGGGAAGCGATCGAAGCAAACCACACGGAATCGCTTCAGCCGACTATCGCCGACAGGCTCAGTTCTGAGCCATCACGTCCGCCGCGGCTATTTGACGACTGGCTCACCGAGTACGAAAAGATCTACGTCGAGCGCGGCCTGGCGGCGGCCAGTGTCCGTAATACTCGGATGCGCCTGAAACGGCTGCGCGCCAGGTTCGGAACGATGGACATCCGGGATATCGGGACCATTGATGTGGCCGGCTACTTCTCGGAGATGGCGAAGGAAGGGAAAGCACAAATGGCCCGAGCCATGCGATCCCTTCTGCGGGATGTTTTCATGGAGTCGATGGCGGCCGGATGGACTGACAAAAACCCGGTGGAGGTGACGAAGGCGGCGCGGGTGAAGATCAAGCGCGAGCGCTTGACCCTGGAGACATGGCGTCTGATCTATGCCGAGGCGAAACAGCCCTGGTTGAAAAGAGCCATGGAACTGGCGGTTATTACCGGCCAGAGGCGGGAGGATCTTGCAGCAATGCAGTTCAAGGACGAGCAGGACGGATACCTGCAGGTTGTTCAGTCGAAGACGGGCATGCGCCTTCGTATAAGCACGTCGATCGGACTGGCTGTCCTTGGTCTCGATCTGGCCTCAGTGATCAAATCATGCCGCGGGAGGGTTCTTTCCCGCTACATGATCCATCATCACCGCACCATCAGTCGCGCCAAGGCTGGGCAGCCGATTATGCTGGACACCATAAGCGCCGCGTTCGCTGATGCGAGGGACAGGGCGGCGAAGAAGCATGGACTCGATTTCGGCGCCAGCCCGCCAAGCTTCCATGAGATGCGATCCCTGGCTGCCAGGCTTCATGAAGAAGAAGGGCGCGATGCGCAACGCCTGCTCGGCCACCGCTCCGCGAAGATGACGGATCTCTACCGGGACAGCCGGGGCGCCGAGTGGATCGACGTGGCATAA